CAGATGTGTATAAGAGACAGACTTTCTGCACGGCTTTAAGGTGGTATAGTATATACTGTAGAGTTGTATGAAAGAACTCTACACTATCAACACTTTGTTAGAAGAAACTCGAAAGGGTTTCTTTTTGTTTTTTGTGAAGAAGGAAAATATTTATGTATGAAAGCGCAGGTTTACAAATGGCAATTAAAAGATTAGATCGTGATGGGTCTCACCGTAAGCAGTTCGAAAGAAATAAAAAGAAAATATACGCAACTCAAACAGTGTGCGGAATATGCGGAAAGCCGGTAGATTTTAGTTATAAATATCCGCATCCTTTATCACCGTGTATCGATCACATCATACCGGTTGCAAAAGGAGGACATCCAAGTGACATTGATAATCTTCAGCTGGCACACTGGACATGCAACAGACAAAAGAGTGACAAATTATTTTCAAGTAGTGGGATGCACAAGGCGAAGGTAGTAACAAACAGAGATCTTCCTCATACAATCAACTGGATTGCTTATAAATCGTCAAAATAAGCCATTTGAGAGGTGTTTTAAATATGGGGCATGATACCCCCTAAAATCTTTTTTCCTTACTTCACGGCGTACTGTGAATATTTTCTCACGGATAAATTAAGACGAAAGGAGTGAAAAAATGACGGCATATTTAGGAATTAAATATTTAAGAAATAAACTGATATCAAAAAGACCAAGAAATGAAGAAAAGTATCTGTATTATGAAATGAAGAATACCATGAGGGATTTTAATATTACTATGCCTAAAGAATTCATATGGCTAAAAAGCTGTCTTGGATGGTCAGCGAAGGCAGTTGATTCAATTGCTGACAGGCTTTCATTTAGAGAATTTTCAAATGATAATTTCGGAATAAATGAAATATATCAGTTAAATAATCCTGATGTTCTTTTTGACAGTGCGATTATCTCAGCACTTATTACATCGTGCTCATTCATATATATTTCAAATGATATAAGCGGATTTCCCCGCATGCAGGTAATTGACGGTCGAAACGCCACAGGAATAATTGATCCTATTACTTACATGCTTAGCGAGGGTTATGCTGTTCTTGAAAGAAATATTCATGATGAACCGGTCAAGGAGGCTTATTTTATAAAAGAGGGTACATGGTTTTATGAAAAAGATAAAGCACCTTATTTTATTTCAAGCAAAGCCCCGTATCCACTGCTCGTTCCGGTTATTTTTAGACCTGATCCAAAAAGACCGTTTGGACATTCAAGAATATCCAGAGCCTGTATAGGTATTCAGCAGAGCGCAATGCGAACGCTCAAGCGTTCAGAAGTATCAGCAGAGTTTTATTCTTTCCCACAAAAGTATGTACTAGGGTTAAGCCCAGATGCTGAGGCTCTGGACAAATGGCGTGCTACTGTCTCAACTATGCTTCAGCTCGATAAGGACGAGGATGGTGATTCACCAACAGTTGGACAGTTTGAACAGCAGTCTATGGCGCCGTATGTAGAACAACTGAAAATGTTTGCTAGTCTATTTGCAGGCGAGACAGGTCTTACCTTGGATGATCTGGGATTTTCAACTGATAACCCGTCAAGTGTTGAGGCTATAAAAGCGCAGCATGAAAATTTAAGGCTTATCGCTAGAAAAGCGCAAAAAACTTTCAGTGTAGGTTTTTTAAATGCCGGATATCTTGCTGCATGTTTAAGAGATAATTATGAATATGACAGATACCAGATTTATTTGTCAAAAGCTAAATGGGAACCGTTATTCGAGCCTGATTCGTCTACATTATCTGTTATAGGTGATGGTGCTATTAAAATTAATCAGGCGGTACCGGGATTCTTTGACAAGGATACTTTAAGAGATTTAACAGGTATCGATTATAGTGAAAATGCTGGAATCGGAAAAACTGCAGGAGAGATCGTACAGTAATGGAAGATATTGCACCTGAATTGTATGAGAGGATAAAAAGTACATACGAAAATGAAAAAGCATCAAGTAAAAAGCTGGATGCTTTTTTAGAAAAAGTAAAAAAGGGCAATGCCGCATATGAAGATGTCTATGATTATGCAGGTGAACTGGGCAGATGTCTGGAAAGTGCATTCAGTCACAATATAAGCGACGATGTGCTGCCCGACAGCAGGATGTATTACAATATAGCAAAAAGAATAATCGAGCCCATGCTTAAGAAAAGTCATGATGATATTGCAGCACAGTGCAGTGCTGTACAACATTCATTAAATAAAAAAGCCGGCATAGGATTAAATGCTGTTAAACCTGAGTATGATAAAGCCAGAACAGAGGCAATCATAAATTATGTATGCACACGTGAAAAATACAGCAGTGTAGAAAAAAGTTTTTTAGACGGATTAAGCAATAACTGTCGCAAGACTGTAGATGATTCTGTAAAGCAGAATGCTGATTTTCATTACAAAAGCGGGTTAAGTCCGCGAATAGTAAGGATTTGCAGAGGAAAAGCGTGCAAGTGGTGTCGTGAGGTCGAAGGCAGTTATAACTACAAGGATGTAAGGAATACCGGTAACAATGTATTTAGAAGACACGCCAACTGCACCTGTACAGTTTCATATGATCCTGGTGACGGATCAAAAAAAATTCAGGATGTATATTCGAAGAGATGGCAGAACCAGGATGCCTTTCAGGAAAGAAAAAGATTTTACCTGGAAAACAGAGTTGATAAAAAAAGATTAACAGATATGGAACAGTATGCGGTAAACAGTCATATATCATCTGATTTTTATATTATCAACGACTGTTTAAGAAATGGATATATATTAAATCAGGAGCAGAATGCACTGGTGAAAAACCTAGATTCCGCATTGGAGAAACTAGACAGCTATAAAGGGAGGGTCAGCAGATCAGTTCAGTTTTACAGTTCATCAGATTTAGATAAGTTTTTATCTGATCATGAGCCGGGGCAAACTGTTACGTATAAAGATTTTACATCTTCCACTGCTTCAAAAGAATTGTATAATCCCGACGGACAGGCTCAGATGTTCTGGACTAGTCGTCGAGGTAGAAATCTGATAAAATACAATAAGAAAGAACAGGAAATACTATATAAAAGAAACAGCAGTTTTATAGTCTTGGAAAAGAGACATATTAAAGGTGTTTATTATATTTTCATGGAGGAACTGTAAAATGACCTTAAGTCTAGAAGAATGGAGAAAGCTGTCAGAAGAACAGAAAGGAATACGGTATAAGGAACTGAGCGATCATGATAAATTTATTGTTCGTACCAGTACTCCGCCGGCTTTTGAAGTTACCGGGCGCAAAGAGCTTAGTGAAGAAGAAAAAAAGAGCGCAAAAAAAGAATTTGATGAGTTTTTAGTATATTATGGAATAAAAAAATAGGAGGTTAAGGTATGGAGCCAAAAAGAATTGGCCGTCAGACTCCTACAACCTCGTTAGTGCTGCCTTATAAAAAAACAAAAGGCAAAGAAGCAGTTGAAATTTACAACAAAACCGGCAGAACTGCCCGGGAATGGCAGGAACTGCTAATTTACGATATTATGGCATATGATGATGAAGGCTTATGGGTTCATTCTACCTATGGATATGCGGTACCGCGTCGTAACGGTAAAACCGAAGATGTGATAATGCGTATTTTATGGGGACTTAAAAATGGTGAAAAAATCATTTATACCTCTCATCTTATCTCAACGTCTCATTCAGTCTGGGAAACAGTTACATATCTGTTAGACAGTATGGATATTAAATATGCTTCGGTAAAAGCCAAGGGGCAGGAAAATATCAGACTTTTAGATGAGAATGACAAGCCCTATAAACTTGATCATATGATTAATTTTAGAACCAGATCAAATAATGGCGGGCTGGGTGAAGGATATGACCTGTTAATTATCGATGAAGCACAGGAGTACACTATTGACCAGGAGTCAGCGTTGAAATACACTATTTCAGCGAGTTCAAATCCTCAAATTATTATGCTGGGTACTCCGCCAACAGCTATTTCTCATGGTACAGTATTCCAGAAAATAAGAGAAAAGGTATTAAGCGGTTTTTCGAAAAATACCGGATGGGCGGAATGGTCTGTTGATACGATGCAGGATCCAAAGAACAGAGAAGCATGGTATGAGACAAATCCCTCTTTAGGGCAAGGACTTACAGAAAGGGTTATTGAAAATGAAAATACGACTGATGATGTCGATTTTAATATTCAGAGGTTAGGTCACTGGCTGTCATATTCACAAAAATCCCTGTTTACTGAAAATGAATGGGATTCATTGAAAATAAGTAAAATACCGAATTTTAAAAACAAACTGTTTGTTGGAATAAAATTTGGAGCTGACGGACGACATGCTGCATTATCTATAGCAACCAAAACAGATGATAAGATATTTATTGAATCCATAGACTGTCAAAGTCAGAGAAACGGAAATCTGTGGATCATAAATTTTTTAAAAAATGCAGATATAGAAAAAATTGCAGTTGACGGAGCAGGAGCTCAGGACGTTTTAAAAAAGGATCTTAAGGAGTACGGTATAAAAATAAAAATTGTGCTTCCTAAAGTAAAAGACGTGATAGTAGCCAACAACATGTTTGAACAGAGCATAACTTCATTAAAAAATATATGCCATAATGGGCAGGAATCATTAAGACAGGTCGTTACAAACTGCATTAAGCGTGCTATTGGAACGAATGGCGGTTTTGGATATAAAGCCTTAATTGAAGAACATGAAATAGCACTGATGGACAGTGCTGTTCTTGCACACTGGCTATGTGCATCAGCTAAAGAAAAAAAGAAACAACGTGTTAATTATTAACGAAAGCATCTATTTTATGGATGCTTTTATTATTTTAAATTTACGTACACTAAACGGTTAATTAGGAGGTTATTAGAAATGTCAGAATTTAAAGCAATTACAACACAGGAAGAATTTGAAATGCGTTTAAAAGAGCGCCTTGAACAAAAAGAAAGAAATGTATTAAAAAAATTCGAGGGATATACTTCGCCGGAAGATTTGGAAACTATCAAAAGTGATTATCAAAGTAAGATTGATACATTAAATCAGTCAATCAGCGATAAAGACAGTCAGTATAGCAGTGAAATCGAGGGTTATATTCAAAAAATTGCTGATTATGAGACCGACTCAGTAAAAACGAGAGTGGCAATTGATATGGGTATTCCTTTGAAACTAAAGGACAGACTTAAAGGAACAACGGAAGATGAAATAAGAGCGGATGCGGAGCTTTTATCCGGTCTGTATTCCCCTGCTCCGCCTTTAGCATTGTCAGAACATACTATGACAGCAGAAGATGAAAAAAAATTAAAATTAGAAAACGGTTATAAAGAAATGGCCAAAAAATTAGGAGGTTATTAGAAATGTCAGAAGGAAAAATTTTAGAAGTTAAAAATTATAAAACAGTTTTTACACCAGAATTAGTAACTGATCTTTTTTCAAAGGTAAGAGGTCACTCATCATTAGCTAATCTTGCTAAAAAAGAGCCGCTTCCTTTCAACGGTAAAGAAATGATGATCTTTACAATGGATGATGAAGTGAATATCGTTGGTGAATCAGGAAAGAAAACAAGAGGATCAGCAGATATCAGCACTAAAACAATGGTTCCAATCAAAATCGAGTACGGTATCCGTATTTCAGATGAATTTATGTATGCTACTGAAGAAAAGAAAATTGATATTCTAAAAGCGTTCAATGAGGGATTTGCTAAAAAAGTTGCACGAGGATTAGATATTATGGCAATGCATGGAATCAATCCAAGAACAAAAGAAGCATCTAACTTGATTGGTGATAATCATTTCGATCATGGTTCGCTTACAGTTACAACAACTGCCGGTGAAGAAGATAAGGACATCAATAAGGCAATTGCCTTATTTGATGAATCAGACGATTTTGAAGTTTCGGGATTTGCAATAGCAAAAGCATTCAGAACTTCATTAAGTGAACTCGAGTATAAAAACGGAGCTGCCAAATTTCCAGAATTAGGATGGGGAAGTAATACTTCAGCATTACGCGGTTTAGCCGTAGATGTCAATTCAACAGTTGCATTTAATGATTCTAAGGATTTGGCAATTGTTGGAGATTTTGCAAACTATTTTAAATACGGTATTGCTAAAGAAATCCTAATGGATGTGATTCCTTATGGTGATCCTGATAATACAGGATTAGATTTAAAAGGAAATAATCAGATTTTTATCCGGTCAGAAGTTTATTTAGGTTGGGCTATCATGGACGAGAATGCTTTTGCCAGAATTTTAAAAACTGAAGGATAAGGAAGTGAAAGATGATGAAGCCTTTCGTTACATTAAAGGATATTTCGCTGTTGTTCAGAGATCTTAGTAGTTTAGAAGAACGCAAGGCCTCAGCACTTTTGGAGGTTGTTTCTGACTCTCTTCGCCAGGAAGCTAAAAAAGTCGGAAAGGACCTTGATGAAATGATAAAAAATGGCGAAGTATATGAAAATGTAGTTAAATCAGTTGCAGTTGACATTATCGCAAGAAATTTAATGACCTCAACTGACAGCGAACCTATGGAACAGTTTTCACAGTCGGCATTGGGATATACCGCTTCAGGAACATATCTTGTACCCGGTGGAGGGCTGTTTATTAAAAAAAGTGAATTATCAAGATTGGGACTTAAAAGACAGAGGATAGGAGTACTGGACATATGGGGATTAAAGGAATAAATGTAATCTTAGTTGAAAAGATTGAAACCGGTAAAGACAGTTTTAATGAGCCGGTGTATAAAGAAATCGAGAAGTGCATAAAAAATGTTCTTGTTGCCCCGTCAACTTCTGATGATATTGTCACTGCTCAGGATCTGACTGGAAAAAAAGCCGTGTACACTTTAGCAATCCCAAAATGTGATAACAGCGTTTGGGAAGATAAAGATGTTATATTTTTCGGCAAGAGATGGCATGTACTCGGTTTCACTATTGAAGGAATAGAGGAAAATATTCCGCTTTGCTGGAATAAAAAGGTAATGGTGGAAAGATATGGCTAAAACCAGAATTGTTTTAAACAGAAAAGGGGTAGGAAGTCTACTGAAATCAAAAGAGATGATGGCAGTGTGCCTTGAACATGCTAATGCAACATGCCAAAGTGCAGGCGGTGTGGGTTACGAAGTAACAACATTTACCGGAAAATCGCGTGTGAATGCCTCTGTAAGAGCAAATACCAGAAAAACAATCAGTGATAACTACAAAAACAACACACTGCTTAAAAGTCTGAGGTGAAATCTGTGATTGAAGAAACTGTATTAAATTATCTAAATAAAAAGTTAACTGTTCCTGTCTTTTTAGAAAACAGGGATATCGAAGAATATGTCGTAATAGGCAAAACAGGAAGTGGAAGAGTGAATTTTGCTAACTCAGCCACTTTTTTTCTACAGTCGTATGCATCTACCAGATATAAAGCTGCATTGTTAAATGAGCAGGTAAAAAAAGCAATGGACGACTTGGCTGAACTCAAAGAAATATCATATTCCCGGTTAAATACCGATTATGATTTTACAGATACAGCCAAAAAGAAATACCGGTATCAGGCAGTATATGATATCGGTTTTTATTAACTTGTGAAGGAGGAAAAATAAATGTCAAGTGATGCAAGTAATGTAACATCTTCAAAACCATCTGTTGGCGGTGCTGTTTGGGCGGCACCGTTAAAAACAGAAATTCCAACCGATGCAAAAACACCTTTAAATGAAGCTTTTAAATCATTGGGGTACTGTTCTGATGACGGATTAATTAACTCAAACAGTCCGGAAACTGATAATCAGAAAGCATGGGGCGGTGATGTAGTACTGGTTTTACAAACAAGTAAAGAGGATACATTTCAGTTTAAATTGATTGAATCGCTTAATACAGATGTTCTAAAGACAGTGTACGGCAGTAAAAATGTAACCGGCACCCTTGAATCTGGATTAAAAATAGCTGCAAAAAACGATGAGCCTGAGCAGTTCGAATGGGTGTTTGAAATGATTTTAAAAGGCGGGATTTTAAAAAGAATTGTAGTTCCGTGCGCATCGGTAACTGAAATTGGTGATATTGTTTATAAAGATGATGAATCAGTCGGTTATGAATGTACTATTGCAGCCGTTCCGGATCAAAACGGTGCAACACATTATGAATACTTAGTAAAAAATACTGAATAAGGAGAATGCTAGATGATCAAAGGTGAATCAAAAACAGGGTTTAAGTTTAATATCAATGAAAAATTTATTGACTGGGAACTTCTTGAAATGATGGCAGAAGTAGATAAAAATCCGATTTTAATGATTAGTATTGCTAAAAGACTGTTAGGGATTAAACAGTATAATCGTTTAAAAGACCACTGCAGGACTAAGGATGGAAGAGTTCCTCTTGAAAGAATGGAAGAGGAGATTTTTTCGATTATTGATTCAAGCAAAGAAACAAAAAACTAATTATCCTCGCCGACATGATAAATACTGATGAATCAGCAGTTATTTGTGATCTGGCTGAAACATACAGTATATTTGATTATAAGTCGCTTCCGGTATTAACGGTCGCGACTTTTTGTGTTGGTCTGAGGGAAAATTCAAGAATAAAAATGAAAAAAAACAGGCTTGCTGTTCCTTTTGAAACTGTACTTCTTGGTGTGATTGCGGACAGCCTTAAATTATTAGTCTGGACAAAGTCTAAAGATGCTCAGAAAGGATTTAACAGGCCTAAATCGATCGTTAAGTCACTGTTTGAAAACGAAGCTAAAGAAAATATATCTTTTTCAAGCGGTGAAGAATTTGAAAAAGCAAAATTGAAAATTTTAGGGAAGGAGGCAGATGTATGGCAAGCGGAACAGAATTAGCAAAAGCATATGTACAGATTGTACCTTCGGCAAACGGCATTAAGGGTTCGTTAGAAAATGCGATGGGAAATGAAGCGGATCAGGCTGGAGAAAAGGCCGGAAATTCAATCGCATCTAAAATTAAAGGGATAATCGTTGCTGCTGGAATCGGGAAAGTTCTTGCATCGTCATTCACGGAAGGTGCAGCGCTTGAACAGTCCATAGGTGGTATTGAAACACTTTATAAGGGAAGTGCAGAAAAAATGAAGGCTTATGCCAGTGAGGCGTATAAGACTTCTGGAGTAAGTGCTAATGCCTACATGGAAAATGTAACGTCATTTTCTGCTTCTTTGATTTCAAGCCTTAAAGGTGACACCGAAAAAGCCGCCGCTGCTGCTGACCGTGCAATGCGTGATATGTCGGACAATTCCAATAAATTCGGTACAAATATTCAGGATATCCAAAATGCATATCAAGGTTTTGCAAAGCAAAATTATACTATGCTTGATAACCTGAAATTAGGATATGGCGGAACAAAAGAAGAAATGCAGCGGCTGTTGTCTGATGCTCAGAAATTGAGCGGACAAAAATATGATATAAGTAATCTCGCGGATGTCTACACTGCAATAGGGGTTATCCAGGACAATCTAGGAATCACTGGAACCACTGCTAAGGAGGCTGCAAGTACTTTCAGCGGATCGTTTGCTTCTATGAAAGCAGCTGCACAGGATTTCTTAGGCAATGTTGCTATTGGCGGTGATGTTACCGGTACTCTGTCAAATCTTCTATCAACTGCATCAACTTTTTTGTTTGATAATGCAATTCCAATGGCTTTTAATATTGTTTCGGGATTTGGAACTGCTCTTGTTGCCGCAGTTCCTCAGCTGGCTCAAAAGGGATACGAATTGCTTAGCGGGTTTGTTGATGGATTTGTAAAAAATATACCTGTGGTGCTTCCACGGATTTTACAGTTTGTTCAAAATTTTGGTGTCGGTTTAGCTCAAAAAGCACCTGAATTTATTAATATGGGTTTTGACCTGTTAAGCCGGCTGGTAAGTGGAATAGTGAGTGCTGTACCTATTTTAATACAGTACGTTCCTACTATAATTTCTACTTTTGCAAATATAATCAATGAAAATTTTCCAACTATATTAGCCAAAGGGGCAGAAATATTATGGCAGCTGATTACCGGGCTGTTAAGTGCGATTCCTACTTTAGTTGCTAATATACCGCAGATTATACAGGCGATCTGGGATACTTTTATGGCTTTTCAGTGGCTAAATCTAGGTGGGCAGATAATGACATTTTTAGGCGATGGTATTTCTGCTATGTTTGGATTTTTAGGTGAAAAAGGACTTGGTGCGGTTCAGAGTATTGTAAATACGATACTTTCTCTTCCTGGTAAGCTGTTTACATTAGGGAAAAATGCTATTTCTCAAATGGGAAGCGGTATTTCAGGAATGGGATCATGGCTAAAGACAACTGCTGGAAAAATTGTAACATGGGTAGTAAACGGTGTTAAATCACTTCCATCGAAAATGATAGATGTCGGTAAAAATTTAGTTAAAGGATTATGGGAAGGAATCAAGAACGTTAAAGACTGGATACTAGATAAAATAAGCGGATTCGTTGACGGTATTGTAGGAGGAATAAAGAAATTTTTTGGTATACATTCTCCATCAAGAGTAATGGCCGATGAGGTTGGTAAGTATCTCTCTAAAGGAATGGCAGTAGGTATCGAAGCAAGTGCTGATGAAGTTTACGATGAAATAGATAAGCTGTCTAGAAATACACTAGATATCGCAGCTGATGGGTTAGAATTCAGTAACATTAATATGAGTGAAAACAGCAGCGAGCTTAGCGGTATGCTTCAAATAATCATTAAACTGTTGAAATTAATCTTAAACAAAGAAGATACAACTGTTTTGAATTTCAACAATAGAGAAGTTGCCCGTGCTTTGCGTGAACTGGGGGTTGTTTTTGAATGACGGTAAAATATATAAATTCAAAAAATGAGGTATTGGAGTTTATTGGTGCCGATATACTTCCAACAAGCGGTTATTTGCATCAGAGAAAATGGAATACAAACAAGGAAAATGATATTACAGTTATTGATAAGGGTGACTGTACTTATACTATAACCCTTACATTGAAAGGCAGTTTGGAACAGAGAAAAAACATGCTTAATAAAATATGCGATATATTTGAGTATGATTGTATAGTTAAGACACCAGGAACGCTTCATTACGGGGATTATAAAATAAAATGCTATGTAATATCTTCTAATACAAGTGTTGCGGGTATTCAGACAAGAACAAATATTGAATTAGGAATATACTGTCCAAAACAGCACTGGATTAAAGAAAAAACATATAATCTGGTAATGTACGGTGATTCGAAGAATGACACAGGTATAAAGCAGTACAGCTATTGTTATCCGTATGTATATTCATCTTTAAAAGGTGCAGTTCAAATAATCAATGATTCTCCGGCAGACAGTGATTTTATTATAAGAGTTTACGGGCCATGCAGTAATCCGTTTATTAAAATAGGAGAAATACTTTATCAGGTAAATACTACATTAAGTGCTGGTGAGTATATGGAAATAAACTCAGAGGAAAATACAATATATGCCTTTTCAGATTACGGTGAAAAAAGGAATCTTTTTAATTTCAGAGATAAATCGCGAGGCGATTTTTTTACAAAAATTCCATCCGGTCTTAGTATCGCAACATGGAATGGAACATTTAAAGCTGAAATAGTTATATTTGACAAGCGTGGTGAACCAAGATGGATATAATGAAATTTATATATACGGATTCCAACTATACGGAGCTCGGTGTTTTGAAAAATACGTCTATTGATTTTGAAGTTGGAAAATTCAAAACTGCGACTAATGATTATTCTTTAGAAATTTCGATAAATGCATGGGATAAAGCATTTAATAAAGGTTCTATATTTTACTCATCGGAAAGTGAATTCGGTGGAATTATTGACAGTAAAAAGGTCGATACATCAAAAAATGTAATTATCTTTACTGGAAAAACATTTAGAGGAATGTTGGAAAAAGAGTACATACAGCCCCCGGAAGGTCAGGCGTATTTTGTAGCAAAAGGCGAGGCCAACAGAGTGATAAATGAGCTTATTGGAGACAACTTCGATAGTCTTTTTACTGTAGATAATGTTGGCTTGAGTGATATAAATGTTAATTATCAAATTAGAGATCTGAATCTTTTAGATGCGCTTGAAAAAATGCTTTATAAAGCAGATATTCCATCAAGACTTGATATTGTGTTTCATGATGGAAAAGTGCATATTCAGGCTATTCCGATTGTTGATTTATCTGAACTGCTTCAATATGATAAATCGTATGGTATAACAATGATCGCACAGACTCCTGAAAGCAGTTATAACCATATTATCGCTTTAGGAAAAGGTGAATTGACAGAGCGGTTAAGGGTTAATCTGTACCTTCAAAGTGATAAAACGTGGTCATCATCAAAAAATGATGATTATAAAGGGCTTTGCAGAAAAACATATCTGTATGACAATTCGAGTGAAGATGATGAAACTTCACTTATTGAAGGGGCTGTAGAGGCAGTGGAAAAAGAAAATGGAAGCAGTACCGTTCAAGCTGTATTTTCAAGCGATGATGCTTCACTGTTTGATGTTGTAGGTGCAAAAGAGGAAATTACAGAGCTTTCATTTAAAGAACAGATTACTAAAAAAATACTAAAAGTAACTGTTAATAATATTGCAGCAAACTGTAAATTTGAATACAAGGTGGGTGAATAAATGTTAGAAAGTATAACACTGAACGGATTTAATGTTCAGGCTTCGGTAGATGCTTATCTTCATCACTGCTGGTTTGGCTATGAAGGAGTATTTAAATATGGAGAAGAAATAAGATGCGAAACTGTAAGCAACAACATTTTAAAGTTGTACGATGGACTTTTTGTCAATCAGGGCAGATTTTATCGTATTGTTCCCGGATCATATGAAGAAGTCAACATTTCAAACGGTATAGTTGGTCAAAAAAGATATGATCTGATAGTTTCACACTTTGAGACTAATGGAGTAACAGAAACACATGATATTAGAGTTTTAAAAGGCGGAAATGACGGGAAAATACCCGAACATACTGTGAGTGATACATTTAACGGTGGAACGGTGAATGAATTTCCTCTTTATCTAGTTGAAATTGATGGAATAAACATTACTAAAGTAACCAGGCAGTTTAAGTATATTATTTCATTTCATGAAGCTTTAGAAGCTATAATTAACCTTTTTAATGCAGCGGTATATACCGGCGATATAAATATTAAAGATTTAATTAGAAAATTAGATGTAAACAGAGAATAAGGAAAGGAGCAAATAAATGGCAATACAAACAGTACAGGCAATTATCAACGGGGTTACGACTACATTGACTTTAAACAACCAGACTGGAAAATACGAGGCAACATTAACAGCCCCCGCAACTTCCAGTTATCCTAAAGAAGGACATTATTATCCCGTACAGATAAAGGCAACAGACAAAGCCGGCAATGCAGTGGCTGTAGATGATAAGCATGAAACACTTGGTTCTAAACTGCGGTTAGTAGTTAAAGAAAAAGTAGCACCGACAATCACAATCTTAAAGCCAACAAGCGGTCAGCTTATGTCTCAAAACAAACCGGAAATCAGTTTTGAAGTTAAAGACAATGATTCAGGTGTTAATGAATCTACTGTTACATTAAAAATTGATAATGGTGCAGCAAGCGGATTGAGCAAGTCCGTTATCGAGGGAGGGTTTAGATATACTTATACTCCTGCAACTGCATTAAAAGATGGTGAACACACTGTTACGGTAAATGCGAGCGACAATGATGGAAATGCTGCGACACCTGCAACGTTAACATTTAGAGTACTGGCAACTGCACCTAACTTGTCTATTACCAGTCCGGAAGACGGCTCATGGCATAAAAATGCATCTGTAGCTTTTGCCGGTTCAACAAATGGAGCTAAATTAACTGTCAAAGTAGGAAATGGCAATGCTCAGAATGTACCAATCAGTGATGGTACGTTTACAGGAAACGTTACTTTAGTTGAGGGGGCTAATACCGTTACATTTGTAGCTACAAGTGCCAGCGGTGTCGATACAACAATTACACGTACTTTAAATCTGGATACAAAGGCACCGGTAATTACAAACGTTACGATTACACCGAATCCGGTCGATGGCGGCAAGACGTATGTCGTTGCAGTAGAAGTAACAGACTAATGGTTGAAAAGGTAATAGGAAAAAATCCAAACTTTGAGATTATTTTCTATTTCATTGAAGGACAAAGATGGGAGGCGGAACTGCCTCCTAATTTATCCGGTGAATACTATATTGATCTGTATGCATACGATAAAGCCGGAAATGTAGGATATATGTCTAAAGCATTATTTGAGGTAGATACTACAAATTTATGCTGGCATATTAAAATTATTGACTACGATGTAACAGTAAGGTTTAAAAATGACTATAAATGTATGATAAGGGAGGTAATGCCGTGTGCAGTGAAGAATTAAAGCTGATTGCAGGTGAAAATCTTAAAACGGTTTTTTCGGTGCACAGCAGGAAAGAACAGAATTTTTCTATTAACAGAGCATACGTTGAACTTATGCAGTATGGTGAGAATATAAAGCAGATTGACTGCGAAATAGATGAACACGATATTGAATTTATGCTAAGTATAGACGAGCCCGGCCGTTACGATCTTATCGTTACATATTTTATTGCTGATGAAACGCTGAAAGAAATGTTTAAAGTGGAGGTAAGATAAATGAGTTATAAAATTCTTGATGTTGAACTGACAAAATCCACTTTGGCAGTTAAAGAGCAGTTTATTATACGTGTTTCTATAGGGACGTGGGATTTTGTTGGAAAAAACTACAGTTGGAAAAACCTTTACGATTTAAAGAAGTGGGGTGATCTGATTGGCGGTTAATATCCCTGCAAAAATTACAGTACCGCCGGATATCGATATGAGCAATCCTGCCGATATTCGGGAGGTATGGAGTGAGATTCAAATTACAATACAGTATATTAATAAGCTTATCGATGTGCTTAATGATCATAAAGAAACACTTGGATTAGCGGTATACTATGAGGAATAGGAGAAAATTTGATGGATAAACGATTTATCAAGAGTGTGAAACACCCGGTAGGGTTGAACACACACACACACACACACACACACACACGCTACAGCGTGTATTTATATTATTAAGAGGTACTTGCAAAAGTGCCTTTTTATTTTTGACAAGACTGGTGGTGACAAGCATTTAGACTTGTCACGTGGTTTTAATGCCTAAACTAATTGATAAAAATGGTAATGAGTTGTTTAAAGATGCTTTGCTATGGAGCGGAAGCCATAACGGATATGAACATGCTGTCACTTTGAAAGAGGACGCGTTAAAATTTAAAGGATTAATTGTTGTATTGAATGATAAAGCGGTTATAATGCCGGTTTCTGGTGGGAAAATACTGAGTAGTGGTGTTCCAATCGATTATAGAGTTATCGCATGCAATTTTACTTCATATGTTCAAGAAACAAAATATTTGACGATTATGACTGCATTATGGAGCGGTGCTAGTGTAAATAGTACAACAACTTTAACAGCTGTTTATGGAAGGTATTAAAATCTAACAGTCTAAATGCCTTTATGGGCAGACTTAAAGATTCGAGTGGTAAAAAAATTTTGTTGGGAACTGTTTTGTTTGACGGTGATACAACAAGCAGTTTTACTTTAAATGATGATTACACCAATTATGACTATTTAGAAGTTATATGGCGTCCGCATTCTACTTTGGGGCAGTGTTCGGATATGATGATTCCATCTAAAGACAGTAAGATGCATTTGGAACGTGCGCAGGCTATAAACGGAGTTACTACTGTTTATCGGTGTCAGTTGGCTTTTAGTGGAAAAAATGTATCACTTTCTGGCCGTACTCAAGTCATTAACGGTAATGCAGTTGATGCAGTAGAAGAACACATTTTGAGAGTAATCGGATATTAATATCAGGGCACTTAAAAGTACCTCTCCAAGAAAAGAAAGAGAGGTAAAAAGTATGATTAATTCATTGGAATTTGCGGGGAGGGGGTACTATTTACTAACAAGAAAAATAGTATCCAGTCTTCGGATTATATCTCTAAAAAGGGAGGTGCAGCATAACAGCTGTATTTCTATGATTAGAGGTGCAGATCATGTCTAACTTTGTTAATAAAGATGGAAATATTATATTAAATTTAAATTACAGCAGTGAAGAAAGTTTTACCGGTATGTACTGGATAGACGGGAAGAAAATTTATAGAAAATATATTAATTTTAACATATCTTCATCGTCTTATGATTATACACATAATCTAAACGTTGCCGAGTATGTAAAATTTGATTTAAAGTGCACTTTTAGCGATGGTACGATTGTTTCACTGCCATATGTATTTTTTGAATCAGAGAACAAGTGGACCAACTGTCTTTTAATTACATCATTAAAGGCAAATTATATAAGATTTTATAATGCGTGGGCTACAGGGCGTATTTACGGTATTATCGAATACACTAAGAATTAAATTTTATAAGGAATAGTGTATTAAAAATTATCAAAGACATAGAAATATGTCTTTTTATATTGCCTCGGGATGGCATAAAAATTCGTCCAGAAAGAAGGTAAAATATGGATTTAGGTTTTATTTCAAATTATTTTGTTCCGGTCGTAATGGCCGGATGTCTAGCAACTGGATATGTTGTTAAAAAATGGATAAAAGATGTTGATAATAAATGGATTCCTACAGTTGTGTTTTTCGAGGGTGCTGCATTAAACTGCATCGTATCCGGGAATGTAACAGTAGAAACAGTTGTAGCCGGTGCAGTATGCGGTTTAGCTAGTACCGGATTGCATCAGGCTTTTACTCGAATTATCGAAAATAAAAAAGAGGAGTAAGTAGATCCTGATGCAAGAATTTTTAATGAGTACATGGTCTATTGTTTTAACTGCTGCAGTTGGTTATCTTGTAACTAATTCCAGAGACAGTAAGAAAAGTCGAAAAAAACTCGAAGAAAAAAGAGAGCAGGAGAAATTAGACCAGACTAAAAGACAAATTGTTATGGAAGAGGCGCTATGTGCAATGTTACATGAACGTATCGTGAGGTTTTGTGAGCGGTTGCTGATAATCGGTTATGTTACTGCTGATGATCTAAAGGAACTGGACTACCTTTATAACCCCTACAGGGCTTTAGGAGGTAATGGAACAGCAGAAAGATTATATAACAAAGTGCAGCAGCTTCCATTGAGAGTAGAAAACGGAGCAGAGTGATTCCGCTCTTTTAAATTAAATTCAGGAGGAAAAACAAAATGGAAATCAAACAAAATTTAGTCAATGCAGGTAAATACAGTATTAAATGTCCTTACGAAAGAACTCCACAGTTTTACGTTGTTCATAACACATATAATGATGCTCCAGCAAAAAATGAAGTTTCATATATGATTGGGAATAATAACAAAGTATCTTTTCACTATGCTGTTGATGATGTAGAAGTTGTTCAAGGTTTACTTGAGAATAGAAGTGCTTTTGCTTCTGGTGATGGTAAAAGAGGACAAGGAAATTTATATGGTATTCATGTTGAAATTTGCTATTCTAAATCTGGTGGCGATAGATTTAATAAAGCTGAACAAAATGCCGCTAAACTTATTGCAGATGGTTTAAAGGCTCACGGCTGGGGAATTGATAAAGTTAAAAAACATCAGGATTTTGCTGATAAATACTGCCCTCATAGAACATTGGATATGGGGTGGCAAAGATTTTTAAATATGGTACAAGCAAATCTGGATGGAAATCAGACAGTAGTAACTCCAACACCACAACCATCTCAACCCGATAGTGGATACTCAGCTGACACATATGAGATTATTGCAAGTGATTTGATCGTTAGAAAAACTCCGGGTGGCAGTGCGGTTGGCCATGCGGGATTGACCACTGACGGAAAAAAACACGATAAAGATAACGATGGTGCGTTAGATCGTGGAACTAGAATCACCGTTAAAGAAATTTATCAAAATGGTAACGATATCTGGGGTAGATGCCCTAGCGGATGGGTATGCTTAAAACAAGGTTCTAATATTTATGCAGTTAAAGCAGATGCAGCATCTACACCGTCTAATACTACTACAACTAGAGAACTCGGAACATATGAAGTAACTGCCAGTGATTTAAGTGTTCGTACTGGCCCTGGGACAAATTATCCACGTAAGACATATGCAGAGCTTAGTACAGATGCAAAAAAACATGATTATGATAAAGACGGATGTCTAAACAAGGGTACTCGTGTTACTGTAAAAGAATGGAAAAACGGATTTGCTCGTATTCCTAGTGGATGGGTAAGTGGCGATTATCTAAAAAAGGTTTAATATT